TGTTATACATCATGAGTACAACCGTTGGTTTAGATGCGTATTCGGTATCGAGGCGTACTGGTGAAATATAAAGAGAGCCCCCACTCGACGCATTGATGGCGGTATTACTCGCGTTCAAAACGATAGTATTTTCCCCCTGGTCGTCTGTTGTGTTTTTACCAAAGCGGATCTTAGTGGATCTCTCAATGGTAGGGATGTTCTTGACCATTTAATATAACAATGTATTTTAATTTGCGTAAAGAAGACCAGCCATACCATTCTCGATACGAAGGATGTTGTAATTGACCGCGTAAATTGAATCGTTGATAGGCATACTCTCACTCATAATCTTCGCCGAATCCAACCTACTAAAGTTGAGAGTACCCGTCGGTTGGAGAGAACTTGTTGAGAGACAGAAACAATACAAAAAGAAATCTGGGGAGGTTACAAAGTTTGTATGATAGTAGTTCATGACATCGATAAAGTGTGGCTTCCCCCATCTATAATTGCTCACATCGAGACCATTAATATTCAATTTAACTTTATTTGTTGGTGATGTTAGGGCACCATCCGTGGATGTGTCCGACGATGCCAGGTATTTTATGGGGTGATTAAACGTGAGGTCTTGGACAACTTCACCCGATGGGATATTCTTTTGAACTTGGGTGATGAGAAGATCATGTCTCCGGGTGGCGATGTTCCCACGCTCCTCGTTATCGAGGTAGTAGTAGTTGGTGTAGCATTCCACATTATAGTTGGCGGCTTGATCTGCCCAATAAATTCGAATCTCTACGTTGTGATAGTTGAGAGCGACCAGGGGTAGTGCGCACTGGGGTCCCTCACAGAAAAAGAAGCGGAGGGGGTAAAAGTAGGAGCGGGCACTCACACCTGGGTGTGTGCCGTTTGAACTTTTGGATACATTTTGTGCAAACGTATCGATGGCAATCTTTTCCGTGAAGATTGCATCTTGGGTGTCGATGACGGAACCACCGATGAGAAGTTCTACCTTGTCGATAATGGTGTCCCACCTCTGCACATCCAGGGCTTGGGTGGTGTCATCTAGGGTAAAATAAACATAGCCGAGGAGATCACCAGTTCGTTCGAATTGAACACTGGACATTGAATTGTTTTTCACAGGTCCATGGATGGTTTGTTTTTCGATGGACTGTGAAAAATTAGCATGCCTTTTGAATGTTGAACTAAAGAAAGATATTTCGGGGTTCCCCATGATATATTCATCCTGGGCTCCGATAGCAATCAATTGAACAATACCAGCGGACATGGTATACTACTTTAACGGAAGAAAATTACAGGTTGGGTTTTCTACACACGAAACGAAGAACTAAAAATGTATCACCACTTCCATTTGGAACTGTCACAGCGTCTTGATCTCTAATTGTAACGGTGAATCGATCAATGCGACGAATGGGATCAATATACTGTGTGGCGATTGTATAATTATCTTTAAAAACAATGTCGGCTACGCCATCAGTCACTATACTCGCAAAGGAATTGCGAAGCATACTCATGGAGGCTTGACCTTCGTACACATTGGAAGCCCTATCATTAAAAATACTATCCAGTTCCTCTATGGATACATAGCAATGTTCTGTATCTGTGGTTGTACTAATCCGGGCGGCGAGAAGGCGAGCCTGGACAACATTTTTCAGGGGCTGCTGAAGAAAGCAAGTAAAAGTATTAGCACTATCTTGACCAATGGAATCAATAGTCACGGTGTGATACTCATAGTTGAGATCTGGAATAGTCTCAGTTGGGGACGTGATGAGAGCCATTTATATTTAGCTTAGATTAAAGATCCACCAATTCCATCCGAAATCTCGTAGCTCGCGAGATCCGACACGAGCTCTTGGGCACCACAGAGACCACCTGGGGTCAGGGACTTGGTGTAGGCGCTGCCTTCCTCGCGACCGGGTGTGCACTCAACCTTGTTCTCCAGGTCGAAGATGGATTTCTCACTGATGGGGGTGATCTTGATTGGCCTGGGTTGGTACATACTGGTTTCGCGGAACATCACGAGAGCGATGATGACGATCATCAACACGGCGATGGACATGAGGGCGTTACGATCAGTTTTGTTAAGGTTCAACATTTACTGTGTACATATATTTTTTTAAACTGCGTTAAAGATATTTTTTTTAGTTTCTGCATAGAGAGTAGATGGACGAAGAAATCGTACTCGATCGTGGAAACACCACTGTGATGAAATTAGACGCGGATGAACAGGCTCTAATGGATGAGATTCAGATTTCAGTTCCTCGCCCCAAACCCGTCCCACGACCCACCCCCCAGATGCATCGTCCCCAGCCCCAGCAACACCAAGAAGCTATGGATGCTTTCGTGAATCCCAACAAGCAGTCTGCTCCCCAGCAGCCAATCCAACAGGAGGAGGAGGTTGATTATGGAGAGAATTTTTACGATGACGACGGTCCCATGGATCCCGGTGATACTTATCAGGAGGAGCAACCTTCGAAGGGGTACTCCTCGATAGATGAAGAGAAATCCGATCTCCTGAATAAATTGACTCGTCTGGAAAAGAAGGGCTTCAGCGTAAATAAGAGACTGAACGCATATTCGAACGTGGAGGAGTTGAGGTCTGAGGTTAAGAGAATTACCTACAGTATTGATGTTGAACAGTCGATCCGCTTTTCACGACGCATGCTCATCGCATGTGTGACCGGTTTGGAGTTCCTGAATAAGAGGTACAACCCGTTTGAAATACAACTCGATGGTTGGTCTGAATCCGTTATGGAGAGTGCAGACGACTACGATGGTGTCTTCGAGGAGCTTTATGTAAAGTATCGTTCTAAGGTCAATGTCGCCCCAGAGGTCAAGTTGATCATGATGTTGGGTGGTTCGGCGATGATGTTCCACCTGACGAACAGTATGTTCAAGTCAGTCATGCCCAACATGAACGATGTGATGAAGCAGAACCCCGACCTCGTGAAGAATATGATGGCGGCTGTTCAAAACACTACACGAAGCCCCGACGGTCCAGCCACAGATGCCCCAGTGGGTGGTACCAGTGGGAACTACGAGATGCAAGGTCCCGGTGTAGATATTTCAAGCCTCATGGGTGGGATCATGATGCCCCCACCCCCACCGATGAACACCAACATGGCGACGGGTGTGGGTTCCAGGGAGAGTGATGACGATGACATGTCTGACATCGTCTCCATCTCGGGTGACTCCACCGGTGGTGAAGTCAAGGAGGTCAATGTCGGTGCTTCCAAACCCAAGCGAACCAGGAGAAAGAAGAAGACTGAAATTAATCTCTAATAGTATATAAATGATAGCGTATTGTCCGCTGGAGGAACTAGAGCCTCCTATCCGACAGCCGAAGCCTGTCGTGAAACCCAAGACCGAGGAGGTGAAGCCCCCAATTGGTCGCGAAGAAACTGAATTAAATTACGTCATCATGGGGTTCATTGCCGGCGTTGTTTTACTCGCCGTCTCTGATACCATCAGGGCGTAGGTGTATGAATTGAATCTACCGTGGGGTCTCTCCCCCTCATAGTACATTTAATATGTGAATGAAGTGATTTCATCTGTAGTCAAAGCATCCGGATCATTACCGTGACCACCTGTATTTGTTCGTATAGATTCTAACTTACCATTTCGGGAAGATACGAGTTCTATAAAGAGATCATAGTCGTAATTTTGGGCTGAAGTATTACCTGTATTTGGTTTGATTATGATACCCTGTTTAGCAGTTGAAACAGTTGAACTCCAAGGGTAATCGTTGGTACCACCAAACAGATTGTTAGTACCAACTGCTATATCTACAGTGGAAACGGATTGATCATGTGTTCCACCCTGTATTTCGAGCACCAAAGTACTCATTCGCGACACATCACCAGTTTCTCGCAGAACAGCTACAATTTTCGCATAGAATGATCCTTCGCTAAAGTATAACTGGACATCTTGACTTTGAGCTGAACTTCTTGTAAATGCTTGTGCATACCTCTTACATGCAACCTGGTTGGAATTTGTTATTAAACCACCACCAACTTGGAGTGCTGTATTGGCAGTATCACCACCCAAATCGATAGCGACTGCGTTACCAAGGTCGATGTTTCCACCGACTGTAATATCATTTTCTATGGTGAGGTTGCTGTTGATAAATGTTTCTGTAGATGTTGGATTTATATACACATTCCCTGTAGTGTCAGAGATAATGTTTGATGTACCACCAGTTGTCTTAAATTCTATCACTGCGTTGCTTGACGCGTGTTCGATGAGAAAGGTTCCATCATAAAGGTGAGCCTTCTGAAGTGGGTTTGTCGTACCTATACCTACGTTGCTTGTATGTGTAATACGAATTGCATCGGCATCTGTACCGTCGCGTACTCCACCCAAAATTAGACCCGTAATGTCATTGGTTGTATCGTGATATCCCCTCATGTAACCACCATCTTCATCGTCGAGGTACAGAAGTACCCCAGTCTTTGTCGTGCCACTAACAGCGGCGTTACTCGTCAGTTTCAAAACATCTGAATCAGAAGTACTTGAGTTATGAATCTGAACATTCGACCCGGTAATCGTGTCTGTACCGATACCCAAATGACCCTGTTGGTTAAAACGAGCAAACTCGAATTCATCTCCATCTGAAATTTCATGAACAAAAGTCATTGCACGCGCAGTACCCGAATCCGCAATATTTCTGTAAATATTCACCGAATCACCGGATATAGGATTTGACGTTTCAAACTCGATACCCTCGAGTTTAAACTGACCACCTGCAGTAAATTCAATATTACCAGCGACGACGAGTTTGTTCGCAGAGTCACTGGGCGCTGTATTCACTTTACCATTAATGATAACAGCACCATCAGGTGTGATACGCAAAGGGATATCGACAGCTGTATTAAGTTCGGTCAATGGCAAATTAGTAGCTAAATCAAATACAGTATCATTGTATGTTTGAAATAGATGTTCTGCGGCGATGTGACGTATCCTCGTGGTACCTTCTAAACCAGAACCCTTGTTACCCTTGTAAATGACAAGCTCATTCTTAGCTTGATCTTCACCATACCTCCTCTCTATGAAGGCGGTGTTCCCAAATTCACTTGCTTCCAGACCACCAAATGTCAGCATATTTCCAATGACGACGTTACCATTGACTTCCAACTCACCCCTCGTGGCATCTGTACCGATACCGACATTGCTATTTGCTCCGTTGATGTATATAGCTGTCGTATTAACATCGGAAACTTTTGTCGCATTTTCAGTAATCCTAAAATCACCCTGTACCCCCGTGATACCAACGGACCAGCCCGCATTTCCATTTACATAACTGCTAAAGGCATTTCCTTCGGCTAAATCAGTCTTTGTGGAAATTATGGCGTCACCATTATCGTGGTTATGCACTAATAGACCCACGTCACCCACACCCGAACACTTGACTTCTAAGAAGGCTTCTGGCACTGTATGACCGATTCCAATCTTTCCATCACTGCGTATGGTCATAATATTGGTATCCACTGCATAATCGTCGTCAGCCAGGTTTATGTCAAGGCGTGTTTTGGATTGGTTATCCGTCATGTCCCACTTACCCAACTTGAAAGAAGCTCTGGCGCCATATTTAGAACCCGTCCCTTCTCTAGTGAGTTGGAATACATTTGAAGTAGTATTAACTACAGTTATTTCCGAAGTGTTATTCACAACGAGGGGTGTGCTGAGATGATTGTAGCTGTTACGACGTGTAACTTGTTGATTAATGAAAGCAGATCCCCCAGAGGTCTGGAAAAGGCTTTGGGGTTGTGTTGTCCCAATACCCACATTACTGGATTCCAGTATGGTCATCTTCGCCGCACCCATAGTGGATGTGGTACTCGCAAAGAAGTTGAGACCCTTCCCAGTATTCACAATATTTTCAATTTTGTTTTCACCTGTATTTGGTAATGCGTACATTCGCATCCCCTTAGAGCCCCACGTGTTACCATAGACCACGGCGTTACTCCCGGTGACTTGGACGTTTCCACTCACTGTGAGAGCCTCGGTGGGACTTGTATTTGCGATACCAATGTACCCGTTAGAGGTTATACGCATTCTCTCTGTATTTTTTGTTTTGAATCTGATATTTTGGTGTGAATTTGACGTACTGGCGCCATAAACTTCGATACTGCTCACATTAGAGGTGGTTGGACCAGATCTGAGGACGAGTGCATTTGAAGTGCTATCGGGACCAGTTCGATCTGCATGCACGAGAATATTTGAACTCGATGCTACCACCTGTGTCTCAAGGTTTGTAGTGACGGTGTTACCGGAAATTGTTAGGGTATTGGCAGCTGTCAAATTTACAAAGACTTTTGTGCCTATAGACAATGTATCTGTAGGTGAGCCATTTGATACACCAGAGGCAGAAGTTCCTGTTGTGCGAAATGAATCCATCTGAACGTTGGCATTCATAACAATTGGTGGCTCTGCAGAGGGATTAATTTGTAAAAGTTCATTCGTACTACTAATACCACCATCACCTAAACTTAACTGTTCTATGAAAACGTTACCGGTTGCATGTAGTACATTAGAACCCGTATCATCTACAAATACATTGGATCCCACACAAAGTGTGTGTGTGGGTGCAATATTTGCGACACCCACATTACTATCAGTGTAAAATTTACCATATACATGAACATTCACTGTGTTCGAATCTAGATTGATTAGTTGTTCTCCGGGACCACCGAATGTATAAGCACTATCCATTGTTTTTGAAAACATGAATTCATTGTTTGACGTACTATATCCAAACACCAAATTCGCTTCGACGCCGGGATGATCTGTCATAAGCAGAGCATTATCATACGCACCCCCGGGGTATCCATCAGCCATTTGAATACACGCATTGGATACGATCAAGTTTTCAGCATTCAAGTATGTCAGAGTATCTGTAATACTTACATTACCGGCGACCACAATGTTACCTGTTATATTAAGATCACCGTTACTGATCACAACGTTACCATTTTCAAACAACGCCGCGTCTGCACCGGTTTCTGTAAGTGGTCCTGCTATAATCTTCGTTGAATATGTGTTTCCGGTGATTTGAAGGATATTGGAGGCACCACTATCAACAACAAACTTATTGTTCTCGGTTCTGAAAAGATTCGTAGCGATGAGATTTGTGGAAAATACGTTACCGAGGACTGTGAGAATATTTGGTGATACACGACTGACGATAAAACGGTCCTCACCAACTTGAAAATCATTTACAGGATTTGTGGTGCCGATACCAATCTGGGTGGCTGTCAAACGATTAACATTTGTAAAACCCGTGAGTTCTAAGTCACCTGAAGCATTTAATTTATTTGTGAGGATAAGATTCGCCGTTGTAATCTGGTCTGCTACAATCTCACCAGCGTCAATACTTGCGACACCTGTAATAATATCTTGTTC